AATCGCTTGTTACATATTCGCCCGCAACTTGTGCAATGAATTGACCATCGCGCCCCGCTCTACCCATTACGGCAGGCAGTCCGGCGTGTGCCATCTTAAATACCCCACCCTGTACAGGTATCATTATTACCTTAGTAGTGTCAAAATAACGAGTTGCAGTACCATTCGCATTTTCGTATGTTTCATCATACGTCCATACATTCCCGATATATGCACCAAATGAAATTTGGCCGTGGAATGCTCCAGAGAATGGAGTCATCTTTGGCGGCATAATATCAATTAATTTCACTTGATTGTAATTTGCATTTTTAGTGAAATAATTGTTTTTCTTCATGTTGATCCATGAAGCCCCCGACATTACAATGTTAAATTCAGGAGTGCCATTTTTACCTTTTTGACGGATAAATTCAGCCCCTGTTATTAATTGAGTTTCAATTGGACTTGCAGCCGTTGACCAAGGCGCAGCAGAATTATCTTTCAAACTTGCCGCCTTTCTTTTGAAGTCGATATTATCACCATTTGCAAGGGTAACAATACCGGTCTCAAACATTTGAGCCGCTTGTAATTCTTTTGCCCTTTCAATTTTTGCCGTCAAAATAGCTAATTTCTGAGCTATATCTGAAGCAAGATACCCGATTGTTACGGGCACGAAGCCCTCAGGACGTCCAAAAACAACATCATAACGATCAAGGCTTGTCGCATCAAACCATTCATTGAAAAATGGAGGAATGAAGCCTTTTTCAGAACTTAAAGCAAAAGTATTTCTTCGCCCGTCCGCGCCTCTTATAACATCAACAGCCAAACGTTCTGTTCCGCGTCTAATTTCAAAATGAATCTCTTTTGCTGCTGTAGATTCGCTTTTCAAAAAGCTTCTAAAAAATGATGGTGCAGGTACGATCTCATCGTATGCCGCCATATATGCCTTTGTAAATAAGGCCTTTGCTTGTGCTAAACTAATATTTGCCATTTTAAATTTCCTTTCTTTTTTTAGCTATTATCAACAGCCGTAAGTTCAACACCATTTTCTAATACAAGACCAAGATCCTCAAGATGATCACGGTATGTTTTTTGAAAATTTGCGGGGCCAACTGGCGTTGCCAATGTTTCTGTATCCGCAAAATTCAAAAAACTTTCATCAATACGGCCCTTATTAACTAATTTTATAGTTTCAGTATCGCCGTCCGCAACTGTTTGCGTTCTGATACATACGCCAACCGGCAGCGCCGATCCGTCTGTAGCGTCTTTGTCGCAAGGTGTCAGTAAGTTAGTGGCAGAAATACGCCCCATTATAAGGCCTTCGGTTAATTCAACATCTGCACCGCTTGCAGTTAAACTGCCCTCAGTAAATTCGTTAAATCCAACCAAAAATTTCAATGTTGACTTATCAACATGTATTTGGTTTTCTGTTTGAGTTTTAACAGTTATTGTTGACATTTTACACCTCCTCTTTTACAGGAACGCCGGCAGCGGCTAAAATTTCAGCCTCAACGGCTTCAAGTTCCTTTTGTTCAACATCTTCTTTTTTGGCTTTTGGCTCTCCTTTTTTGGTTTCCACCTGTTGTATAGAGTCATTTTTGATGGCTTGTAAGTTATCGGCCATCATGCCTTTTTTTGCCATCACAGCAAAAAATTTCGCGCTTGGTGCTTTGCCTGACTGTATGCCCTCTGTGCAGGCTTTTAGGTCTACGTCTGCAAATTCCAGATAAGCATCAACGCGATCCCTTTCTTCAGCCAATGTCTCATTTTTGATCTCATTGACAAGGTTGGGATGTTTCTGTTTTAATTCATCTAAATTCATAAAACCTTGATTTAAATTAATGTTACTACTACTATTTATACTTGAAACGTTTGCAAGTTCAAGAACTTTGTTAATAGCTGTTTCAAAGTTCCCAACCTCATCAATCAGAGTGCCAATAACTTGATTAGCTTCAAACGTTTCTCCCGTTAATTCTTTTTCTTGTACGTTTGGACGATCCGCCCTTACATCTTCAATAAACCTTTCATTTGCAGGATTCAATATTTTATCCAAAACAGGCTTAAAATTCAAATCATTTACAGCCGCTTCAAATTCTGCATTTTTCTTTGTTGATTTTGAAGCATAGATCCTAATATGTCTAAAACCGTCTTTTTTATCCTCTGCAATTTTAGGATAGGCCCCAAATTCTAACATAGTGCCAATTGATCCCACAATGTCAGTGCCTTTGTTCATTATCATGTAATCGGCCGCCATTCCTATGTAATACATAGCAGATCCAACAATATCCTCCCCGAACATAACAACCGGCTTCTTGGCATTCTGGATCGCTTCTCGCATAATTGGAACAGCTCTCGAACTACCACCGCCACTTTCACCATGTATAATATGACCAACAATTTTTTGATTTTTATCAAATCGGTTTAATCTTTTAGCGAGATCAGCCATTCCATAACTTGAACCGCCGCCGTTTTTTGTAATGGGGCCATCAATTTTAATTATAGAAATATATTCGTTTTCTGACTCAGGATCTATTTTATACTCACGGTTTATAATTACCGCCCTATTGTTTAGATCATATAGAAATGAATCATTGTTTTTTTCTGTCTTTTCTTCAATCTTACCGCCTGATCTTAAATACTCAAGTGTTGGCGCTAAAACTTGCAAGCTAAAGGCATCCATAAACCAAGGATTTCCATATATTTCTTTTGCTAATTTGTAGTTAAAATTCATTTCTTATTAATATTATATATGTCCGCCATTGTTCCAACTTGTATATTCAGCCTCCGCCGCCGGCCCCAAAGCAAACTGCCCGCCCATTGTAGATGGTTGAATACTTATCCAAATTTGATCCCCAAATGCAGCTACACGCCTTGAAAGCATTTCCGAAACATCAATTGAAGCTTGAATAATGGACATTTGATTTGCCGTCAATGCTTTTGATACGGTTGTGGATCGGCTGTTTGTTATTGCGCCCGGTTCAGTTGTTGTAAGTGGATCGCCTTCCTGCACCCACCCCCACCTAACTGTCCACTCAATCGTTTCGCTCAAACTTGCCCTTCCTGTCCAGATTATTTTAACCGGGCAAGATGTGTCAAGATCCTGAGCAAGAAAGCCGCCCACGCCTGTCTTATCGCCTGTGGCTGTGAATTTATTGTTTACACCTCCAAATCCTATATCCTGACTGATATACAATGTTTCAGATTGCATTGAACCCTCAAAAGGTTTGCCCTCTGCTAAACTTAGATTTAATTGTTTAGTTGATCTGCATTTCCCAAATTTCTCCTCAAAACCATCTGCATTTATTTCAAATCTATTTGTATGCAGTTTGAATTGTTCGATTATCGGACTTGTAGTAATTGCTGTTTTAATTCTATATCTTAACCAATAATAATCTGTGCCTAACGACATAGGATCGTTGGCTGTCCATGTATCGATTGTTAGACTTATATCATATCTGATTTGGTGCGATCCTAAATCCTGAAAATAATTTTTTGCGTGTGGATAATAACGATCCCCCGCGTCAGTTTCAAAACCGTTTACTTCTTGCCAAGCTGCCCCGTTCCAATATTCAATTACAATTTCACCCCCGCCAAGAACAATTGCAGTATCTATTTTTGTTTTATTTCCAAAGAACTTAAGATAATCAACCCCATTATTTAGTGTACTTGCTAAATATATACTGTTATCAGCCGCCACTCCGTCAAATTGAACAGTTGAACCACTTGCAGACTTTGCCGCCTCTGATCTATCTGTGAATACACCGCCGGGCGTTTCTGTATAACATAACATTCCTCTTGTATAACTATCCCCCTCACCAAGTACAGTTTCGTAGCCTTTCTCCGCTGCACCAACTTGTAATTCCTGTAAATTTACCAGTGCTTCATCATCCTCCTGATCAGAATTCGCGGACATTTTTATATTATCCCAATCAACAATATCTAATTTTGCCGTGCTAATCTTTGAGCCTGCCAGTTCTACTGTTGAAGTTCCTAACGTCCTTAAGTCAGTTGTACAACTAATTGCAGCAAAACCACTTCCAACGATTGAAGCGTTGCCGCTTGTTTCCAAAGCTGTGGTACATAATGCAGCTCCCAAGGCATCGAAAATTAAACTGCCACCATTATTAACACAAAGCCCTTTTGTAGCGCTAACCAAATCAACGTCCCTAACAACACAACCTAGTGCATCAATACTAATTGCACAAGTACAAGCGCCATTAACACTGCTATCTTTTACCCTTCCATTTTCGCCCGACAAAACTACACCATTTGCAGAGGTGGGTGGCGTTATCTTGCACCCTTTTATCTCGCTTTCAATGCCTAATGTAATGAAATCAGCTGAATTATTAGAAGGTTTTATATTGCAATTATAACCTATAATTTCTACATAATCAGGAATAGTAAATGGCGCCTCAGTATAGACACCCGCCTCAACCTTTATTGTGTAAGGTTTTAAGGCTGTTGCATCTGTGATACTATCACAAGCGGCTTTAACACTTGTAAAATTTCCGCCTGAAATTGCCACGTCTATTGTTTGCGCTATTTCCTGAACAGCTAAGAGACTCCAATTTGCTGGATTTGTCCAGTTAACGTCCAGAACATCAGAGCCAATATAAAAATAATTAACCCCCGCAACATTAACCGCCATACCTTTTTTTCTTTTTGCTTCAGGTATTGCATTGCGTTCTGAAACACTGGCAAGATCTGCCCACCAACCGCCTTGTTTTTGTGATTGCTCAAAAAGCGGCTGATCACTGTCGTAATGTTCTAATTTATCCGGCTGTTTGAGTGCCATTTATAGTTGTATTTGTATTTTTTAATTCAATTTTTGTTTTTGTTTGGACAGTCTCATAATCGCCTGAATTCAGATTTTCACAAGCTTGCTCACCCGTTGTTAGTGGAGTGCCATCGAATTGACTGCCAAGTTTTAAGCGCTCCGCCCTTACTTCTTTTTCCGGATCGATGTGCGGAACGGTAACGCCAATGAAACGACTATTTCTCCAAGCTGCCAATTGCATCACATCATTATTTATTAAGGCGCTTAAATAATCATCATTTCTTATTTTGCCACTTAATATTTGAATATTAAGCCAATAAATATAAAAGTTTTGATAAAATTGATCCCTTAATCTTGTTTTACGATCAACTAACATTTTATATTCCCAACTTTTTAGAGCTGCTCGGCTTCCAGAATAACTGCCCCCGAACTTATCCAAAGCAACCTCCGGCGGAATGCCTATTGTAGCGTAAACAACATCAATATTAAAGCCGGCAAAATTTACAAAATTATCATCCGTTTCGTAGTCTGCCCGTTTTAATTTTGCCCCGATTGGCATATTAAAGGTTTGCTTTTCAGTAGTTGCAGCGATTTTCATGGCTATTGCGTCCGCGTCTTGTGTTTGTGTTTCCGGCGCCGTGCCTGATCCTTTGGCCATGCTGACCATTGTACCCTGTAGCAATGGATTCTCACCAGTGCTAAATTGGTCATGTTCAACAGTATAAGGGATTTTTGCGTTTTCCTCTGCATTTCCTACACTTGCAGATTTGTAACGATCTATTTTATCAACTGTTTCTAAAACAGCTGATAATAAAGACATTCCACGAACACCGTTTAATTTATATTTCAGACCATAAACAAGCCATGCTTGCACCTGTCCGCTTCTTTTGCCTTTTGCAGCGATTCTTTCATGTTCTAAGTTATCTTTTTCTACCCAGTAAGCAACATGTCGCCCTTTATCGTCAATTTCAACACCTTCAATTATATTTTTATCGCCAATCTTATTAAGGGGAGTAGAAATAAAACAACCATCAATAGCCTCGATTGAAGTATTGTTATATTTGTCAACTCTATTAATACATAGAACATCACCGGACAAAAGCGCCGTTTTTAAAATTTCACCACCGTAAGCATGAAGATTTTGAACCTGATTAAAGGTAGATTCTTTTAGATCTGTATATAGTCTGAAGTTTTTTTCAACTTCTTTAACAAAATTTTCTTTTATATTACTATCAACTAAGGGATCAGATTGTAATTTTAAGCCTGCCCCAATTGTCCAAAGTATATATTTATTAATTGCATTTTGAACAAGATCGGTTTTAAGAAATTGCCCCCATGCTTGCGCCCTTAATTCCAAATAATCAGGTTCATAGTCAAATGATGGTGGTAATTCATATGAATTATTAGATCCGCCCCATGGAATAGCATTTTGATATTTTGCGCCCCACCTGGCTTGAGCCTGCAAATTATATGCCTTTTGATTTAAGTCGTTTATTTCCCGACTTAAATTTTTAACAGCAAAAATATTTTTAACACTATCTATAAAATTCATAGTTTACAAATAACTTGCATTTCTTAAGACCATTGAACGCCCGTTCAATTGATTTAATAACCTTTGTTTCAGTTTTTCAAAGGCTTCAATTGCTTTATATATAGCCTCATGAGATCGGTAGATGGTCTTTATTACTGTTTGTCCATCATCAATACGGTATTCATCCACATTAGCCTGATCTGTTGTATCTAACGCCCTTATTTCAAGCGCTGCAATAATAGCACAAACGCGCGTTAAACGTGCTTTGAGGCTTGTTGCAGATTCTATATATAATTGTTCATTCATAGTATAATTTGCAAGTTTATGAATATTTTTGTACAAAAACAAAAAAACGTCTTAAAATAAGACGTTTTTGTATAATAATGGGGCGTTTAATATGATTTAAACAACTCCACCCAATCAAACCAGGTGAAATCCTGTTTTTTTAGCTCCTTAGAAATTAGCCATACAAATATATCTTTTACAGCCAGATTATAAACCGCGACATCAAAGAAATGGTTAGCGGCGTGTGTGTTCTTTCGTGTCCACTTATAACCTATTATTTCACCATCATCTGATAACTCAACTTCTTTTTTCTCAGTTTCATATTGAGCAAAATATTTTTTTACTAAATATTTCCCTTGTGAAGGTTCAGGAAAATTCATAAAGCCCGGCGGTTGGCTGTTGCCATCCTTCCATTGCAAAGCTATATTTTCAGCTAAACGATCCTTAATTATATCAACTTGCAATATATAACTGTTTGCCCGTTCCCGTGCCGGCTTAAAGGTTTTTATATCTGCTCCGGGCTTTATATATTTATTTTTCCCTTCACCTTTTACGCCAAAACATTGTGTTTTGTGTTCATTGATGAATTTCCAACACAATTGATCAAGATGGCCCACATCAATTGCAGTTCTGATAATTTTTAATACTGTTTTGTCCTCAGTTGGGTACTCCCTGTTGATCACATTCTCATAGAAGTAATTCCAAATATTATTATGAACCGCTGTGTTTTCATATGTCCATAAATCTCTATTTTCTTTCCCTTTTCCCATTTGATAAGTGCCAATTGATCCCGCGTCAACTGAATAACTCGAACCCGTCTCAGACCATGCCACAACTTCATAATCCAATCGCCCATCTTCTTTAGTGCCGTTTATGTCACATGCACAAGTAAGTAATACAATTTGCCCGGATCCATCTTCAATGCTTTTTTTTGTCGGTACAATACCGATCTGATAAGACCGTGTATTTTTGGCAAGTACATTTTTTTTAACTGCCTGTTTTTTCTCCTCCCAAGGCTCACCAAGTACTAAGTTTGTGAAAACTTTTAGTTTACTTACACTTGTATTATTATTTTGATGAATTTTTTTCCACTGGTACGCATAATGATCCCACCCGTACATATGTGGGGCTGAGGTTAAAGCCGTTATATGATATGAATAATAACCCGATCTTTCAGGTTTGGCTGTTGGTATCCATTGCCCTTGTAGATTTATATCATATTTATGTTTTTCTTTAAAAGAATCCCCACAACTTTGACACTCATACCTTATTGTATTTTCAATATTATCCTTATCAAATTTAATTTGTTTCCACTCCAATATAATAAAATCACCGCACAACGGGCATGGTACATGCCATTTACGCTGATCCCCTCTCAAA